CGGAGCCCCTTGTAAAATATCTCCATAGAAGCCTAGTTGTTGATATGGTTGTAAGATTTGTTGTAATTGATTCTGTCTTGCAAGATCTAAACCTTGTTGGTTAAATTGTTGTTGTAATCCACCAATACCAAGTAATTGATTTACATCCTGAGCACCTAATGATTGAGCTTGTGCCCCTAGTTGTCCAAATTGTGCGCCTAATGCACCAATACCTAAGCCTGCTAATCTTTGTCTTTCTAATTGATTTTGAGCACCTTGTAATGCTTGTTGATAATTTTGTTGGTTTAAAGTTGCTAATGCTTGTGCTCTAGCATCTTGTAAATTTTTACTTAATTCTGCTTGTTGTACCCCGTAACGCGAACCTCCAAACACTCCTCCTTGAACTGCTTGACCAGCTAATTGTCCAGAAGCTTGTGCACCTGCTTTATCAAGTTCGGCCATCGTTGCATCAATAACCTGTTGTTGAAAAGGATTACTATATGATGCTATTTGTGCGGATGTAGGTGCTTGAGCAATACCTGCAAGTAAATTTTGTCCTTGTTGCGTTGCTGCAGTAGCTTGTTGTAAAAATGGTTGATAAGCACCTATGCCTTGTAATGCGTTAGCAAAAGCAAGTTGTTGAGGTAAACTAAATTGTGCTTGTTGAAAATCAGGTAATGTATAGCCTTGTTCGGTTAAAGCTTTGGCAGTATCAATTAAACCAAGCTTACGAGCTTCTATATCGGGTGCTTCTCTAGTAATATACTCTTGAACCATTAAGCTGCCTGTCCTCTAGATTGTAAAGATAGTGTGCCACCTTTTTCTAAATTTTTCATTGTTTGATACATACGTTTTGCGCCTTCTCTTCTATCACCTCCGCCAGCATTTCGCACGGCTTTTGCAGTGAAAACAAATTCTCCATCACTTAACATAGCTGGTATATCATCGCTTGTGCCAGTTCCTGGTCCATCTATAGCACCATTTTTACGAGGAAAATACTTTTCTGATCCATCAGCTAATTGAATAATTCCTCCTTCTGCAACACCTCTAACAAAATCAGTTGGTAAGTCTGATGTCGGGAATCCAGCCTGTTCTTGTAAAGTATCAAAATAATAAGGGTTAACTCCTTGACCAGCAAGTTGATATTCTTCAGGATTAGAATAGTAAAGTGGATTTAATTGATTAGGATCTATAGCTTCAAAATTTTCTTGTTCTTTTCTAGCTGCGTCTGCTACAAGAAACGGAGAAATAGCTCCTGCTCCATAAATTCCTGCTTTTGCAAGAGTAGGTAATTCACCTCCTTTATTTAAATTATTTAAATAATTATTTGCTTGCAATTTGTCAGTAAAGGTTGCTGTTGAACCATCTAATTTAAAACCTGTATTTACTATACTGTTAGCTTCTTTTTCTAAAGCACTTACTTCTTTAGTGCCTCCACCAAAATTAAATAAATTACTGCTTAAAAGTTGCCCCTTTGAGCCAATACCACTAAATAAATTTCCATCTGTCAAACCAAAAGTAGGTATACCTTTTCCAGACATTCCTTTTATTGTTGATCCGAAAGCTCCTGCTCCTGCTAAGTTTCCAATACCGTATGCCAATGCTGCACTTTGTAATGCTCTTTGTGGTTTTTTACCTGCAACTAATGCACCAATACCTGCACCAAAAGAAGCTCCTGCTGGTCCTGCAATCATAAAACCAATTGCAGCCCCTGCTGGTTCAGCTACTTTTTTTACAGCTTTTTTTACGTTTTTAAAAATTTTACCGACAAAACCACCAATTCCGTATTGAGGTATTGTCTGTAAAAATTGTCTATCAATCATGCATAATCCTTATAAAGCAACGGTTTTTGTTGAAAAGCAAGATGGTTAGTCTTGAAAGAAATAAACCTAATTTAGCGTTCAATTATAGGCAAATTTCTAGTAATGTGCAACCAGAAATGAGCTTTGATATATCTAAGGCACCTATGGTTCGTATCACGTGGCACGATGCGCGGGACACGGAAACTGGATGGATACCTATAAGAGATATAATTAGTGCACCATTAGCCGTATGCCAAGAAGTAGGTTACATGGTGGTGAAAAACAAAGAAAAAGTTGTAATTATGCGCTCATGGTGTACAGACAAAGATGATAATCATGGTGGAGGAGCAATTGCAATACCGTCAAATTGGATACAGAAGATAGAATACTTAGGAGTAGAATATGCAGAAAGAAGCGACGATAGGTAGAGTATTTAGTAAATCAATTTACAAAACTACCATAGACAATTACGATTTAATAAACAAAAAATTAATTCCTGATATTGAATCATATGTAAAAGAAAAACCTGGAAGTGTTGCTGCCACAACAGATGTTATGGGAAATACAAATTACACTAATCTTGATGACGCCGTTGATAACTTACACCGAAGAACTAATTACAAAGATTTATTTTTAGAATTATCCAAACATATAGCGGAGTTTATTAAAGCACAAGGGTATGACACAGATAAGTTTGACGTGCATTTTACAAAAGCTTGGGCTACATACACTACAAAAGGTCAACATATAGCTAGTCATAAACACACAGCAAGTCATTTTAGTTGTGTATACTATGTTCGTAACGATAATATGGGCAACGTAAAATTTGAACAAGAACTTGCAGCTCAAACAGGTTTATACGTGCCTCCAACAGAACAATACATAAAAAATTGGAATGAACTAAATTTTGCAAGTTATACAATTCCAGTTCAGTCAGGAGATTTTGTAATTTTTCCTAGCGAACTATTGCATTATACAGAAACGAACGAGAGAGACATACCTCGTATTAGCATTAGTGCCGACATATTGATGACTATGAAAAATGGTGTTAGTACTGAACATTGTTTGCCACATCCTGAAAGTTGGGCTGTAATAGATGTCAAGTAAACTTTTTGAAAAAGTTCTGTTGATTTCAAACAAAACATGTTTACATTAGGTTCTCACCAAAATTAACAATCACAGGAGTAATTATGAACACAGAAGAAGTAAATAAAGCTATTGCTGTCCTTGCTGACAAGGTGAGCAAATATCATGAAAGACTATTAGCAGCAGAAAGAGATTTAGAAAGACACATTAACGACAACAAAGAACATCATTGTAAAAACTGTCAGTGTGAAGACTAATTATTCTTTTGTCTCACCTTTTACGTCAGGCATTTTAACGACACGTATGGTAACATCTTTGGCCTTAGATTCGGCCCAAGGTTTACCACAGTCGTTGCAATCACCAGTAGCTTGTTCTTCACTGTCTACTTCAGCGCTACAATTCTTACAATAAATTTTTACATACACTTCAGGTTTTAAAACTGGTAATTCTTTACCATCTACTATTTCAGTGCCTATTTGTTCTGCATCTTGTACTTTTTTACCTATCGACATTATGTAATCTCCATTAAACTTACTGCTATTTTTACACCATTACCGACAATTTTAATAGCATCTTGTTGTTCTAATGATAAAGGCTGAGACAACACTTCTTGAGTTGCACCATCAGCTAAACTGCTCTTAAAAAGCTCTATTTCTAGAGGAGAACTAGCATCATAATCTAATACTGTAACTGTAGTTGTAACAGCTCCGCCAGAAACATTAGCTAATCTAATGCTTTTTACTATGGCTGTTGTTGGCAAAACAGGCGGCACAGCTCCCTCATTAGCTGTAGGCACAGTGTACACAGCTGTATTAGACCCTGTAGCAGTCTTAGAAAATAATTTGAAGAAATCAGCCAAGGAAAAAAGTCCTCGCTGTTGATTCGTCTTTCAAATCTTGTTGAAAACCGAAGTTTAGTTGTTGTGTTATTTGCTCTAAGATACGAATAAGAGTATCAAATTGTATAGCTTCATACTCTTGCGGCGCATCTGGTAGCCTTGTTGTACTTATTTTAGCCATTATCTGCCTCCATCAGGTTTTATATCCACACGTAACGTACCATAACGCCAGTCTGAATTTAAAGTGTTACTTGTTATTTTTACATTAGCTTGTCTACCTCTACCACGTAAATTAAAAAATTTTGTTGTATTGTCCACAGTTCTATCAATAGATATCCCTGTTTCAGTTGGATAAGTTTTAAAACCCATTGTCATGGTTGCAGAACCAACTTGATTTTTAAAATCTGGTATTCCTTTGCTTATTGACAGTATTTGATCTCCGTCTTGAATGTCAAAATCACCTGAAGTAATGAAAGCTGTCATAGCAGATTGATCATCATTAACACCTTGTTCATGTTCATATAACAATGATGCTCCAGAAGTAACCCCTAAAACAGTGGGAGTAGTGCCTGTCGTACTTGTTTCATATTTTGTTGCATATGGTCTTTGATAAACACCATAATCTGTCCAAGTCGTTCTTGATAATGTTGATGTGTACCAAGTTTGTTCAAGATAGTTGTATGTAACAGATCTATCAATTTGTGTAGCGTTTGTAGAGGCATAGTACCAAGTTACTTCATTAAATTCTGAGTTTACACCAACATACGTTTCAGGTTGTTGTGTTATAGAAAAGTCCTCAAACACAAAATCTTGCACACTACATGGTATTTTTTTAATTGAACCATCATAAAGATAAAAAGCATTTTGTGACATCCAGTATGCTACACCGTTTACGTCAACGGCAGCATGCACACCTACA